ATGCAGGCGAGCGGCAACATGCCGAGTCTCGCAAGCACACGATCGACCACTGGACCCGCCTAGCCGCAGCTGCTGGCGGCACATTCTCCTGGATGAAGGTTGCCAAATGGAAACTGGCAGCTTTCTTCTTCCACCATACGGCGCAGATCGGCACCCCGCCGCCCCCTCCTGAAATGAAGGAGTCCGGGCGCGTGCTGACTGACCAACCACACTGGCTTATGTGTGGTATCCTTGGTAAGTTCTCGATGAAACTCGCACGTCGTGCTTGCGATGAAACTCCTAATCGTCAACTACAGCGTCTCTCATTCCTGCAGAGCATTCTCCTCTCAAAGAAGGGTATGCCGCGACCGTCGCAAGCGATGATCGATCAACAGGTGAAAGATACTGTAGCAGCCCTCACAAAAGAGCAGGCCGCCATCCGAAATCGGTTGGAGGGTATGCTTGAGTGGGGCGACGAAGGAGAACTCGACGAAGTCGACGTAGCAACGAGTGCAGAGTGGGACGAGGTTAAGGCCGCCCTTGAGCGGACCGTGGACGAGCTTTACGCCGGCACCACGTATAGTCGCAATGATGCGACTACTCCTTACTTCCCGTCCACCTCTTCCTCGATGGAGCATACTCGAGCCAAGGGAGGTCAATTTACTGCTATCCGTCGTCTGGCAGGTCAACTCGGACTCCTTGATCTTAAGCGCGTTCACTGTAGCGCTAATCAGGTCCAGTACGAAGCCCCGAAACAGTACCAACGCACTGAAACATTTTGGGCTCGTGAACTGAATCCACAAGGGTTTGGTTTCTCCGAGTACGACTATGTACCTGTTCAGTTTCTCAGAGATCCTGAGGAACGAGTACGTTATCGTAGGACCATACCGGATGGTAGGTGGAGCATCAATACAAAACAACTCGACGCAGACTTCGAACTGCTCTGGCTCACTGCACTTTCACGTGCAATGGACTCGGTGAACCGAGTCAGGCCTGTCGGCCTCGCCGAAGCGTTGAAGGTTCGGGTCATCACCAAAGGTGATCCCTACGTCGGTTTCGTGTTGAAGCCTCTCCAGAAGATGATGTGGCAGGTCCTTGCGTCTCATCCGACGTTTGCGCTGGTTGGACAACCAGTAACTGCGAAGCATATCCAGAGTGTCATGGGAACGACACTGTCTGCGCTAGAGTTTTTCCTCTCTGGCGACTACTCCGCCGCAACGGACAACCTCAATCCCCGGGTATCAGAGGTGATTGCGCGACGTATCGCGCTGATCACACACCTACCCCCCGAGGAGACTGAGTTGTTCGTGCGTGCGTTGACTGGACATCGCTTCGAAGCCCGCAAGACGAACGGCTTGAACGACGAGACACCACAAAGGTGGGGGCAGCTTATGGGATCAGTTGTTTCCTTCCCAGTGTTGTGCATTGCAAATGCAGCAATTTGCC